CACCCGCTTCTTAATTATTTAGTAAACTACAAATATCCCCTGTACCTCCCGTATCTCGACAAATATAACAGCTCGAATACCCACCCGTGCCCGACGACCTCCGTTCCCGCATCATCCGAATTGTCACCTACCTTCTAAACGCTCAACCGTTTCGTCCCCTCCACTACATTGACACCTTCTTCGCAAAAATGCCCCTCTCAACTGGAACATCTTACTTCTATCGTCATTCTTACTCTCAACGCACACATGCAGCCTTCTCTCATCCTAAAGAATACTCTTCTCGAACTACTTCGAAAGGTTACTTCTTCAACTCCTTCACTGAATGGGCCCGCACTATCGTACACAATGTTAAACAACATGGATATCCCTTCCCTACACAAGACAAAACCCCCGAAGAAATTCGTTCCCTCACAATGAAATTCTTTATCGAACACGCAACCATGCTCTTCACCCGTAATCACATCTCAGATCGTGACGGCTTTCTTAAACAAAGACCCGTTTACGCAATGGACACACTCTTCCTCCATCTTGAATGTATGCTTACCTTCCCCCTCCACATCATGGCTCGCTCAATCGACTCCGCAATTATGTATAGTATTGAAACTATCCGTGGCGCCTGTGCCTTTATGGACATAGTCTCCCGCGATTACAAATCCTATCTCTGCATCGACTGGTCATCCTTTGATCAACACATGCCCTGGATTATCGTAGATACTTTCTTCACTCACTTCCTCCCTATGCTGATCGTCACATCACACGGCTATCAACCAACCATGGAATACCCTACATACCCTGATCTCACATATGAATCTCTCTCTATGCGTATCTTTAACATTTTTGTCCTTCCTTAGACTCTGGTATTTTAATATCGTTTTCGTCACCGCTGACGGATTCGCATATGCAAGATACTCCGCTGGAATAGCATCTGGTATGCTTAACACGCAATATCTCGACTCATACTGCAACCTCTTCCTTATGATTCATGCTCTCATCCACTTTGCCTGCACTGATGAAGAAATCCTTCAAATCTGCTTTTTCGTAATGGGCGATGACAACGTCATCCTCACTCACTGGCCACTCGCCAAACTCGAAAAGTTTATGATCTTCTTCGAAACCTATGCCCTCACCTGGTTTGGAATAGTCCTGCCAAAACAAAAGTCTATCTCCTAAACCTTCTACGTTTCTGTACTTTCCGCTACAATTTGCAAATTTAGTCTGTTTTTTATAGGATATAATTCGTGAACATGATTACTCATGGCCCTCCGTTTTCCTTCTCTTTTTTTTTATTTTTTTTTTTTAAAATCCTCTCTTCAATCTCCCCCAAAAAAAAAAAAAAAAACACG